CCGATACGTCCGACGCGTGAAGGAGGTCGGCGTAGATCGCGCAAAGCGCGAAGCCATGGAGCCAGGCCAGGATGACGAGGAGCGTCGAGTCGCGTGAGCGGACGAGATCTCTTTTCCGACCTGGCACCGGCCGCGAGCTCGAGCGAGACGCCGGCGGAGAGCTCGAGCGGGACCTGTGGATTCTGCGCGAACGGCGCGATCGCGGTCGGCGGATTCATTCGATGCAGGCTGGGCCCCCGCTGGATGCTCTTCAATCCGAAGTCGGTCTGTGAAATCGCGAGTTTCGTCCCTCTGGATCTAGCTGCGATCGCAAAGCGCGCGGCACAAGACGGCATCGACCAGGCGGTCGCCGGCGCCGATCGCGAGATCTCCGGATGGTCGCAGCAGGCATTCGAGTTCGTGAGGAGCTACGCGATCGCGCATCGCGGGCAGCAGTACATCGGCCATGACATCGTACAGGCCTCGATCGCCGCCGGCATCGCGCAGCCGACGAATTCGAAGGCATGGGGCGCGCCAATCCAGCGCGCCGCGCGCGAGGGCCTGATCGTCAGGGTCGGGTACTCGCCGGATCCGAACCGGCACACCAACCCGGTGCCGCTGTGGGCGACGGCCGCGGCATGAGGGCGTTTAAACGAACCTATTTTTCAACCGCGGCCGCGTGCCGCTGAAGGAGGCGACGATGCAACAAGCAGGCGCAGCAGGTGCAGGTGAGCTGGATCTTCCAGGCGGCGGAGCTGGCCCAGGCAAGCGCGGGAAGCGAGGCAAAAAGAACGGTCACGATAAAGGCGAGGTCGAGGGCCGCAAGGACCAGGCTGGCCAGGAAGGCGTGATCGACAAGACGGCGCTCGTGAAGGGCATGCCGAAGGCGATCAAGATCGAGCGCGATCTCGCCGATGCGAAGGCCGACGCGAGCGCGTTCTACAAGAAGCTCGCCGAGGAGACGAACCTCAACGCCGCGCAGCTGCGCTCGGCGGCGAAGGCCTACGCGAACGACAAGGAAGAGGAAGCAAAGCGAAAGGCCTCGCAGTCGACCCTGATCTTCGAGGAGTGCGGACCCTCGGGGGAGTAGGCGGCCAGTTCGTGCAAACGAGTTACGACCCGAAGGCGGGCTGGCCATTTCCGACATGAATGCTGCTCTCGTCGATCGCTGCGATCGCTGCGGCTCGCTGCTCCGGCCGATGCTTCCGGAGCAGCACCGCGCGGTCGAAGCGGTCTATAGCGAGCTCGCGGCGCAGACCGACTACCCGCCCGGATCCGGCATGCGCTGGGATTCGTGGGCCTGGCATCAGATCATGCTCGGGCTATTCGCCGAGGAGAAGGGCTGGGACCTTCCGAAGTTCGTCCCCACGCCGAACGGCGGCGTTATCCCGATCCAGCGCATGAAGCAATCGCGCTTGACCGTGAACCAGGGCGCCGAGCTCAAGCACTTCGTGCGGTCATGGGCGATCGAGCACGGCGTCCAATTGAGCATCCCGGGGGATGGATGAGAGTCATCATCACGCCATTTGCCCGCCGCGGCTTCGTCGTGCATGTGCCGGCGCATCGCACCAGGCCGCCGTCGATCCATCACTTTCCGGAGTTCCATTGCGCGTCGGCGTTTTGCCTGGCGTGCGGATTCTCCTGGACTCTGACGGTGACCCCTTGAACGACGGCCATTACGTCGACGCACTGCACGCTTTCCAGCGCACCTATTTCACCGAGCTCCTGAAGCAACACCGCGGGAACGTGGTCGAAGTCGCGAAGCACTCGGGCCGCGAGCGCACGCACCTGTACCGCCTGTTCAGGGAGCTCGGCATCGACGTTCAAGAATTCCGCCGCGAGCCCGCGCCGTGAAGCTCTTTCTCCCATATCCGGTATCGGCAAACGCGTACTGGGCAAAGCGCGGCTATCTCGACAAGAAGACGCGCAAGCCGATGGCGCTCGTCTACGTCACCGAGGAGGCGCGCGCGTATCGCAGCCTGGTCGGATGGACGGCCAAGGAAGCGGGCTGGAGGACGCCCACGGACAGGCTGATCGAGATCGGATCGATCATCCTCGTGCCGCCCGCGACCCGCATGCGCCGTGACGCGCACAGCAAGCAGCTCGTCGAGGTCAGGAACAGCCAGGTGCTCGATTTGGACAATGCGCTGAAGGTGACCTTCGATGCGTTGAACGGGATCGTTTATGAAGACGATGCCCAGATCAAGCGGATCCGTGGGCCGATCGAGTACGGCGAGCCGCAGGGCAAGGGAGCTCTGGTCATCGAGATCGACGAGTTCATCCCACCGCCCGCGCCGATCTTCGCCGCATCCGAGGCCTCGGCGTGACGGAGGGAGTGGCGACGATGGATCATGGGCGGAGAGCGGAAGGCCGGGAGCGTCTGCGTCGCCTGGCTGAAGAGGGCACGCCGGAGAGAACCAGGGAACAGGCCGCGCTCGAGCGGCTGCGCGAGTACCTGGTGATGTGGGCGCGCAACGAACTGTCCACGCGCGAGAACTACGGCGCGCCAGAGAGTGTGCTGTACCTGGATCGCATCAAGGGCACGATCGACAGCTATACGACCGGTCAGGACTACGACGAGCGGATCGACCGCTGGGCGCGCGAGACCATCGAGACGGCGATCGACAACCTCCTCGAGTTGCCCGACGGCGGGCTGATGCGTGCGGCCCTGCGTGCCCGCTACTTGAACGAAGGCGTAAGCCGGGATGCTGGCTTTAGCGTGCGGGTATTCCGGCACAAACGCATTGAGCACCTGTCCATGCTCGAGGCCGACGCGCTCGCCGATCGCGCCGAGCTGGCGCTGATCCCGATGCTAAAGCGCCGCGGAATGTCGTTGTAACGATGAGACACGACCTGCATCTATTTGACATGCGCTCACGAAAGTCGTAGTTTTCGCGCCGGGGCAGTTCGCCCAGAAGAGAACTAGAGTCGAAGGGCTGGTCTGGAAACGGGCCGGCCCTTTTTGTTTTTCGTTTCGCGCTTTGAACCCCTCCAGGAGACGACACCGGACATGCTTCGACGCATCGCGGCCGCGATCTGCATCGCGCTCGTGCCGGGCGCGATCGCGGCGCCGAAAGCGAAGGGCCCGACGGAGTGCGACTACTTCTGGGATGCGGCGATCGTCGCCCGCGGCTTCGCGATCGCCGGCGCCACGCCGGCGCAGCTCGAGCAGGCGATGGCCCAGATCTACGGCGAGATCAACGCGCAGCCGCCGAGCGAGAACGAACAACGGATCGCCGAGATCCTGGGCGCGATCGGCAGGGCCGCGGTTGTGTCGTCTTCGAAGCGAGCCTCGGAATTCGCGGCGAAGCTCTCCAACACCTGCTACGAGCGGCGCGGGGACATGAACAGCGTCCTCGGCGTGGCGCTCTGACGGAGGCCTGAATGCGCACGATCAGCCACATCATCATCCACTGCTCCGCAACACCGAACGGCGACGCGCGCTTCACTCTGGAGGACATCGACCGCATGCACCGGGAGCGCGGCTGGCGCAAGGTCGGGTATCACTACGTCATCGAGTGCGACGGCCTGGTGCGCGTTGGCCGGCAGGAGGAAGAGATCGGCGCGCACGTCGAGGGGCAGAACGCGAACAGCATCGGCGTCTGCATGATCGGCACGGACGCCTTCAGCGCCGCGCAGTGGCAAAGCCTCAAGCGGCTCGTCGCCGAGCTGCAGGACCGCTACCCGGACGCGGACGTGAAGGGGCATCGCGACTACTCGCCCGACCTGGACGGCGACGGGATCATCGAGCCGCGCGAGTGGCTGAAACTTTGTCCGGGGTTTGCAGTCAAGGATTGGCTCAGCGCGGGCGGCCCGCGCCCGGAGAATGTCCTAGTATGAAGCTACCGCTTATATCCGGCATATATCGGATTTTCAACGATGGCGGTTGCTACGTCGGGTCAGCGGTGAAGTTGCGGCTTCGCTGGTTTCACCATCGCAAGCTGCTCCGGCGCGGCAAGCATCCGAATGTGCATTTGCAGCGCGCATGGACGCGCGACGGCGAGGAATCCTTCCGTTGCGAGGTATTGGAGCTTTGCGCGCCGGAGAGCCTCCTCATCAGGGAACAGGCATACCTCGATCAGCTGAGGCCGAAGTACAACCTGAATCTGGTCGCGGCCAGCATGTTCGGGCACCGGCACACGACGGAAGCAAAAGCAAAGATTTCCAGGGCACTCAAGGGACGTTCTCGCAGTCCGGAGCATCGCGCGGCTTTGTCGCGCGCTTGGCATCGTAGCGCGAAGGCAAAGGCGCAGAACGCCATAGCTCGAGCGCGCGCTACAGCAGCGTGCATCGGGCGAGTCGAGTCGGAGGAAACGCGCCGGAGAAAATCGATAGCCCACCTCGGCAAGAAACTTGGACCTGACCATCGCGCCAACGTGGCGGCCCGTAATCGGGCGAGAGACTACTCCTATCGCCGCGCGCCGGACGTGCTTGCATGAGTGCGAAGATCATCCAGCTGCGCGCGCCGGCACCGCCGCGGCCGCCGCTCTGGGTGTCCGTCGCCGGCGTCATCGTCGGGCCGCTCCTCGCGATCGCGATCCTTGTCGCCTGGCTGCTCGCCGCGCTCCTGCAGTGCATCGCCGACTGCTGGGACGAGGTCCAGGCGTGAGCACCGTCACCGTGCCGGTCAAGCAGATGACCGTCTCCGACGAATGCCGCGATGAGCATGGCGCGGCCGCAGCGATCGACCTGGCGATGGCCTCGCTCAAGGAAGAGGCGCTGCGGCTGATGGCCAAGCGCGGCGAGCATCGCGGCGATCTCTTTCATTTCAAGCTCGAGATCGAGCGCGAGCGCCGGCAGCCGTGACGGAGCTCGTAAGGCAGCGCAATACGAACGATTGCCTGTTCGCCTGCGCCGCGATGGCGCTCGGCATGACGTACGACGAGGCAGAAGCGCGTGCTGGCGCTGCGTTCATGAACCTCTTGCAGAGCCAAGGATGTAACAACGCGATGGAGAACGCACTCCTCGGCGCGCTCGGCCTGAAGGTGAACGTGGACTACTGCATGCGGACGTTCAACAACCACTGGACGAGCGTCGGCTTCGTGAAAAACATGCTCTGGGGTCGACGCGCGATCGTTACGGTGAGAAGCAGGAACAATCGCGACGGCTCGCACGCCGTTTACTGGGATGGCTCGAAGCTGTTCGATCCGTGCACTCAGGACGTCTATCCGAGCTGGGATGAAGTGGAGCCAGTCGAGGCCGTCATCTTCAACGAAAGACCCTGATGGCGATGCGTTGCGAGCTCCGCGGGCGCTTGCAATGGTGGTGGCGCGTCTACATCCGGACGCTCTCCTGGTTCTGCTTCCTCTTCGGTGCAGAGCCGAACTGGGAGCGGGTCGAGTTCTGGGCGCGCCGGGCGATTGTCGTCGAGGCGGGACTGCCTGGCGGGAAATGGAAACGAATCGGGTGAACGGCCGCCGGCTCGCTGTTCGTGACGGCGAGTGGCAGACACCGGAACTGCCTGGCGATTATGTCGGCCCGGTGTTCCACGACGGTCACTGGTGCGTGTTCTTTCTCAAGCCGAATGCTCGAGATCCGGATGCGCCCAAGCGCGCGCGCAGCGTGCATCACGTCACATCGCCGCCGCACTCGTTCCACGAGGAACCGGATGGCACGCTGACGATCAGGAATTCGATCGGCGACAAGGCCGGGCCCGGCAGTGAAAGCGATGGCTGGCACGGCTATCTCGAGAAGGGCGTATGGCGGAAGGTGTGAGGATCCCGGGCGTTCGCCGCGACGTCGAGCCGCACCTGCTTCGCCCAGGCTAGTACGGCCGATTCGACCAGGATGGAGTCTTCCACGGCTGGCACGGCATCCCCGCAGGTACGGATCCGGAAGACTGGATGTGCGCGAACCTGAGCGGCCACGAGGTAGAAGAGCACAAGGACGGAACGATCACCGTGAAGCCGTCGATCCTGATCGGCGGCCATAACCGGCAGACCGGCGCGCGCAAGGAGTGGCACGGCTATCTCGAGCGCGGAATCTGGAGGCAGGTATGACCTTCGAAGTGTTCAGAAATCGGAAGAAGGAATGGCGCTGGCGCTTGCGCGCAGCGAACGGTCGGATCATCGCGAACAGCGGCGAGTCGTACCGACGTCGCATCGATTGCTCGGACGCGATCGAGCTCGTCAGGAATTCGCGGTTCGCGAAGGTCGCGGTGGCGTGACCTGGCCCTGCCGCCTGGTCGCGAGCCCCGAGCTCGACGAGCACGGCAACGTCGACGTCGCGAGGCGCCAAGTCGGCGATATGTGGTTCCTCGACGTGCCGCGCGAAGAGCTGAAGAACCGGCACCTGACCGCGCACTACTTCGCGGCGAACGCCGGCCGGCAGCCGGTCGTGATGATGCTGCCCGGGCGCACGTACTACCTGGTGGATGGCCAGTGCTTCTCGAGCAGCTGCACGAAGTGCAATGCCAAACACTCGTGGTCCGGTGAGGCCTGCCCGAAGGGAGGGGAACACACGCCGCGCGGGTACTACGACGGCTGGAAGGTGACCGGCACGCCGCCGAAGCTGACTGTGCAGCCATCGATCAACTACGAAGGCAGCTATCACGGCTACCTGAAGGACGGCGTCGTCGGCGACGACGTCGAGGGGCGCAAATACGACGCGGAAGGAAAACGGATATGACGGACAAAGTCCAGGCGCAGGAAGAGAAGGTCGACGCCGCGATCACGGCCACGCAGGGCGCGCTCGAGCGGCTCAAGCAATCGCCGCATACCGCCTGGATCGTGCTGATCATCGCCGGCGTCGCGCT